TGGCAAGTCGGCACTGGTCAGTTGGATAACCATATGGATGGTGGCGACCAGAATTGGCTCGACGACCATCATTTCGGCTAACTCCGAGTCCCAGCTCCGCTCAATCACATGGGCCGAGATCACAAAATGGCTGGCGATGTCGATTAACTCACACTGGTTTGAGGTCAGTGCCACCAGAGTCATGCCGGCAAAGTGGTTGACTGAGCTTGTGGAGCGCGATTTGAAAAAGGGCACCCGTTACTGGGGCGTCGAGGGACGCTTATGGTCAGCGGAAAACCCTGATGCGTACGCAGGTGTGCACAACTTTGACGGTGTGCTGGTGATTTTTGATGAAGCATCAGGTATTGACGACTCAATCTGGGCGGTGACGGGTGGTTTTTTCACAGAAAACACGCCAAACCGCTTTTGGATGGCGTTTAGCAACCCACGGCGCAACACTGGGTACTTCTACGAAGCGTTTAACAGCAAACGTGAGTTCTGGCGCACCCGTGTGGTAGACGCAAGAACGGTCGAAGGCACCGACAAAGCGGTTTATCAGCGCATCATTGACGAATATGGGCCAGACTCAAGCCAGGCGCACGTCGAGGTGTACGGTCAGTTCCCCAACGCGGGGGATGATCAGTTTATTGGCGCCGACATAGTGGACGACGCTATGAAACGAACCAAGTATCAAGACCTGAGCGCACCAATAGTGATTGGCGTAGACCCCGCACGGTTTGGAGCGGACGCTACGGTGATCGCGGTGCGGCAGGGACGCGACATTGTGAAGATCATGCGCCATCGTGGGGACGACACTATGACGGTGGTCGGGCATGTGATCGAAGCGATTGAAGAATTCAAGCCAACGCTCACAGTGATCGACGAAGGTGGCCTGGGTGCTGGCATCGTGGATCGGCTGAAGGAACAGAGGTACAAGATCAAGGGTGTGAACTTCGGGAATAAAGCGAAGAACCCGATCATGTACGGCAACATGCGCGCGCAGATGTGGGGTGACATGCGCGAGTGGTTGAAGACTGCGGCAATTCCGAACGACAGGTTCTTGAAGACGGACTTGATTTCGCCTATGATGAAGCCTGACTCAAAAGGAACAATCTTTTTGGAAAGCAAAAAAGACATGAAGTCGCGCGGGTTGGCGTCACCAGACGCTGCCGACGCAATTGCTGTTACATTTGCGTTTCCTGTAGCACATCGGCAATATGTTGAGCCGACCCGCCGCGTGAACGCGCAAGGCAGTGGATTCAACGCATCATGGATGGGATCATGAAAAAAGTATCTCTGTCAGTAGGTCGTGGCGAGAAGCTACCCACATCCAAGGGCGCTGGTTTGACGGCCAAAGGCCGCGAGAAGTACAATCGTGAAACTGGTTCTAACCTTAAAGCGCCAGCACCAAACCCTAAAACCAAGGCAGATCAAGGGCGCAAGGATTCATTTTGTGCAAGAATGGGCGCTGTAGCGGCCAACGCCAAAGACGGCGAACGTGCCAAAGCAGCCCTTAAAAGATGGAAGTGTTGATATGGCGACTAAACCTGGACTTTACGCTAACATCCACGCAAAGCAGGCTCGTATCAAAGCGGGTTCTGGCGAGAAGATGAACAAGCCTGGCAGCAAGAATGCGCCAACGGCCAAAGATTTTAAAGAGTCAGCTAAAACTGCGAAGAAGAAATAATGCCGCTCGTTAAATCCAAATCGCCCGAAGCCTTCCGCAAAAACATCAAGGCCGAAGTTGCTGCTGGCAAGCCAGTCAAGCAAGCGGTCGCAATTGCTTACAGCGTCAAGCGCGAAGCAGAAAAGAAGAAAAAATAATGGCAGATTACACAGGCATCGCCGCAGCAGGTGCTGTGGCCAACGGTGGAGATAAGAAGACTGAATCCAGTATCTTGTCCACCGCGCGCACTCGTCTCAACATGGCGATTGGGGCGTTGTCTGAATCCCGTGAAGATGAGATCGACGATTTAAAGTTCTACGCTGGCTCACCCGACAATCGCTGGCAGTGGCCAGCGGACGTGTTGGCCACGCGTGGCGCTGTGCAAGGCCAAACGATCAACGCCAGACCGTGTCTGACGATCAATAAGTTACCCCAGCACGTAAGACAGGTGACCAATGACCAAAGGCAGAACCGCCCAAGTGGCAAGGTTATTCCAGCCGACGACCACGCAGACGTTGAAGTCGCCGAAATCTTCAACGGCATGGTCAGACACATCGAATACATCAGCGATGCTGACGTCGCGTACGATACAGCGTGTGAAAACCAAGTCTCCTACGGCGAAGGTTACATCCGCATCCTGACCGAATACTGCGACGAAAACACGTTTGACCAAGACATCAAGATTGGCCGTGTACGCAACAGCTTCTCGGTCTACATGGATCCAACGATCCAAGACCCGACCGGCGCGGATCAACAATGGTGCTTGATCACTGAAGACATCCCCAAAGACGAATACGCCCGCAAATACCCTAACTCAGCGCCCATCACCACACTGCAATCGCTGGGTGTGGGTGATCAAAATCTGAACCAATGGCTCACCGAAGACACCGTGCGGGTGGCTGACTACTACTACCTTGACTACACCAAGGAAAAACTTAACCTGTACCCTGGCAATGTGACCGCTTTTGAAGGCACACCAGAAGACAAACAACTGAAAGAAATCTATGGAAAACCTAAAAAATCTCGTCAATCTGATCGTGTCCAAGTTAAATACTGCAAGATTAACGGCTATGAAATTCTTGAAGAACGCGATTGGGCGGGGAAATACATCCCCGTAGTCCGCATCGTTGGCAATGAATTTGAAGTTGATGGCCGCTTGTACGTGTCTGGCCTTGTGCGTAACGCCAAGGATGCCCAGCGCATGTACAACTACTGGGTAAGCCAAGAAGCAGAGATGCTGGCCTTGGCACCCAAGGCACCATTCATCGGCTACGGTGGCCAGTTTGAAGGCTACGAAACCCAGTGGAAGACTGCAAACACGACCAATTGGCCGTATTTGGAGGTCAATCCAGACGTCACGGATGGCCAAGGCGCGGTGCTGCCGTTGCCCGCCCGTGCCCAGCCACCAATGGCCTCCAGCGGCCTGTTGCAAGCCAAAGCTGGCGCGTCTGAAGACATCAAAGCGTCTACCGGCCAATACAACGCATCTTTGGGTATGTCGTCCAATGAACGCTCAGGCAAAGCCATTTTGGCTCGCCAGCGTGAAGGCGACGTGGGCACTTACCACTACGGCGACAACTTGGCCCGTGGTGTGCGACACATTGTGCGTCAGTTGGTGGACTTGATCCCCAAGATTTACGACACCCAACGCGTGGCTCGCATCATCGGCATCGACGGTGAAACCAAAATGGTCAAGTTAAACCCTGACCAGCCGGAAGCCGTCCGCAAGATTACCGATCAGAACAACCCTGACATTGTGATCGACAAAATTTACAACCCCAACGTCGGCAAGTACGATGTGGTGGTGGCCACTGGCCCAGGCTACGCGACCAAGCGCCAAGAAGCCTTGGAAGCAATGGCCCAACTGTTGCAAGGCAACCCACAATTGTGGCAAGTGGCCGGTGACCTGTTCGTGAAGAACATGGACTGGCCAGGCGCGCAAGAGATGGCCAAACGGTTTGCCAAGACCATCGATCCTAAGCTCATGGAAAACGGCGACAAGCTGCCAGAGTTGCAAGCAGCAGAACAACAGATGCAAGCAATGGGCCAAGAGCTTGACCAGTTGCATGAGATGCTTAAAAACGTCGGCAAGTCGATTGAAGCGCAAGAAATGCAACGCAAAGATTTTGAAGCCGAAGTTAAAATGTACGAAGCCGAAACCAAGCGAATTGCTGCGGTGCAGGCTGGCATGACTGAGCAACAGATTCAAGATATTGCGATGGGTGTGGTCGCTGCGGCGATGGAGTCGCAAAATATGATGAATGAAATGCCTGAGATGCCTCAGCAAGAAATGATGCCACCTGAAGGCGAGATGATGCCGCCTGAAGAAGAAAGATGCCACCTGAACAACAAATGGGAATGCCACAATGAAAGCTGCTGATTTTTTAGGCTTGCTGTTTTTGGCAAGAGATGTAGCGCACAGCGTTCATTTGAACACCCGTAGCTTTAGCAAGCACAAAGCGCTTAACATTTTTTACGATCGCATTGTTGGCGCGGCAGATGACTTTGCTGAAGCCTACCAAGGCCGTCATGGTTTGATTGGCCCCATCACTTTGCATTCGGCAACCAAGACTTCCAACATCATTGAGTTTTTAGAGAGCTCGTTGGCTGAAATCGAAGGTGCTCGGTATAAAGTTGCCGACAAGTCAGATTCGTCATTGCAACAATTGATTGATAATATCGTTGAGATCTATCTGCGAACCCTCTATAAACTTAAATCTTTGGCGTAAGGACACATCATGGCACAGTATTTTCACAATAACAACGCTGACGCTCAGATCAAGGTTGGGGCTGGAAAGCTCAAGGGGATTTTTGTAAGCACAGCCTCTGGCACACCTACTTTGGCGGTGTATGACACTGCCACATCCAGCACTAGCGACCCTGTAATTCTTGATACCTTTACACCATCGGCTAACACCATGTATTTGTTAAGTGGCGATGACGGCGGTATTTATTTTAATAAAGGCCTGTACATTGACAAAGGCGGCACAACTGTTAACTGCACCATTTTTTACGAGTAAATGCCATGTCACAATACAAACACATTACGGCGTCTACCCAACTTAAAGTAGGGTTTGGCAAGATTAAAGGTTTCTTCATTAGCTCGGCGGCAACTACGCCGCGAGTTACGATGTATGATTCAGCCACGGCAAACACAGCTGACCCAGAGTTAATTCATCAATTCACGCCTACTTCGGCATCTGTTCGGATGTTAAGTGGCGATATTGGTGGAATTGCATTCAACAAAGGTCTGTACGTTGTCATTTCTGGTGACGTATCTATGACCGTGATTTATGAATAACCCGTACTGGTGCGGATCACCAGGGAATCTTAGGATTCAAAAATGACTGAAGAAGTCCAACAACCCTTAGCGGAAGTAGACTCCGCGCCCGCAGCAGAAGTGACGGCCACTCCTGAAGCAAATGTAAATGCGCCGGAAGTCGCTGAAGAAGCAAAAGAGCCTTCACGGGTTTTTACCCAAGAAGAACTTGATGCAGCAATCGGCAAAAGGCTTGCAAGAGAACAACGTAAGTGGGAACGAGAGCAGACTCAACGTCAAGCGGAAGCACAAACGCTGAGAGCGCCAGCAACAATCCCGCCGGTCGATCAGTTTGACAGCCCTGAAGACTATGCAGACGCATTGGCCTATCAGAAAGCTGAACAACTGTTAGCCCAGCGAGAACAAGCAAGGCAGCAATCTGCAATTCTTGAGTCTTATCACGAACGCGAAGAAGAAGCTCGGAATAAGTACGACGACTTTGAACAAGTCGCCTACAACCCAAAACTTCCAATCACTGACGTGATGGCTGAGTCGATCCGAGCCTCGGACATAGGCCCTGAAGTAGCTTACTACCTCGGTGCCAACCCCAAGGAAGCGGAACGAATCTCTCGTCTTGCGCCTATCGTGCAGGCTAAAGAAATTGGGAGAATTGAGGCCAAGATGGCCAATGATCCTCCCGTGAAACGAACCACGTCTGCGCCAGCACCGATTTCGCCTGTCACTGCTCGCTCCTCTGGGGGCCCAGCCTATGACACTACTGATCCACGGTCTACCAAGACCATGACGGATTCGCAGTGGATTGAAGCTGAAAGAGCAAGGCAGATGAAAAAGTGGCAAGCGCAAGCTAACCGCTAAACAATTTTTGAAGGATTTTTTCCATGTCTAATAGTATCTTAACGATCGACATGATCACCCGCAAAGCTCTCGAAATTCTCGAGAACAATCTGGTGCTCACCCGTAACGTGAACCGTCAGTACGACGACAGCTTTGCTGTTGAAGGTGCCAAGATTGGTTCTACACTGCGTATCCGTTTACCCGACCGCGCTTTGGTAACTGATGGTGCCGCCCTGCAAGTTCAGGACGACAACGAACAGCACACCACTTTGACTGTTGCTTCACAAAAGCACATCGGCGTGAACTTCACATCTGCTGAATTGACCATGCAATTGGACGACTTCGCAGAACGTGTGTTGAAGCCTCGTATCAGCCAGTTGGCTTCCAGCATTGATGCTGACGTTGCCAATGCGTACAAAACCATCGGTAACACTGTTGGCACCCCAGGCACCACTCCTTCTACTAGCTTGGTCTTGTTGCAAGCCCAACAGAAGCTGAACGAAAACGCTGCCGTGATGTCACCACGTTACGCTACCGTCAACCCAGCCGCTAACGCTGGTTTGGTCGAAGGCATGAAAGGTTTGTTCAACCCCACCGACACCATCAGCAAGCAGTTCAAGAACGGCATGATGGGTACTGGCGTGTTGGGCTTTGATGAGATCAACATGTCTCAGTCAATCAAGCAGCACACTACTGGTTCACGTGATGCTTCTGCATCCACTACAACCAGCGCCGCTGTAACTTCTGAAGGTTCTTCCACTCTGACTTTGGCTCAAGGCTCTGTGACCACTACCATCGCCGCTGGCGACGTGTTCACTATTGCTGACTGCTTTGCTGTCAACCCCCAGACTCGTGAAACCACTGGCTCTTTGTTCCAGTTTGTAGCTTTGGCTGCTGCCACTGCTGTGGCTGGCACTTGGACTGTGACTGTTGCGCCTATGTATTCGGCCAACCACGCACTGGCCACCATGAACGTGCTGCCTGCTACTAGCAAGGCCGTGACATTTGTTGGCGCGGCTTCTACTGCCTACGCTCAGAACTTGATCTACCACAAAGACGCGATCACATTTGCGACCGCCGACTTGTTGTTGCCTCAAGGCGTCGATATGGCTGCTCGCGCAGTTCATAACGGTATTAGCTTGCGCGTTGTTCGTCAGTACGACATCAACAACGACCGTATGCCTTGCCGTATTGACGTACTGTATGGCTTCAGCACTATTCGTCCACAGATGGCCTGCCGCATCTGGGGTTGATCAGAAACTTTTTTTAAGGAAATTATCATGGCATTACCTAACGGCGCAGGCGGTTACCAAGTTGGTGACGGCAATCTTGGCGAAATCAGCTTTTCTAACACTAGCACTCCTGTTGCGCTAACTGGCGCGTCTGTTACCATCACTGCGGCCAATTTGGCTGCCGGTGTGTGCACGATGGACGCTGGCAGCACTAGCGCTGGCACTTATGTGTTCCCCACTGGCGCGCTGATTGACGCAGCGTTTCCCAGCCTTAAAGTCGGCTCGACGTTTGACTGCTCGTTTATCAACATTGGTGACGATGCAGCAAATGACGTGACCTTTACCGCTGGCACGGGCAACACCCTAGTCGGTAACGACACGATCCAAGATGCGCTGACCAAAACCAGCAACACATCTGGCACGTTTCGTTTCCGTAAAACAGGCGACGCAGCGTACTCAATCTATCGCGTAGCCTAAACTTGAACGGGGGCTTTGGGCTTTGGCCCCCGTTTTTTCCCCTTTTGGAACTGATAAAGGAATTTAATCATGGCAAATAACAAACCTATTGGCGTTGCATACGCCGATCCCCAATTGGATTCGTTCCAAGTTGGCGCAGGTAACGATCCAATTGCAATCACTTCTGCTGGTGTCCTCAACGGCGCGTATGCAGTTACTTCAGCAACGTCGGGCGATACTCGTCTTAACTTCAACCGGCTAACCTTTACCTCAACTGGCTCTGGTGAAACTGCTCGTTTCTTGACCCGCGTAACTGGCGCTGGCGCTGCAACTGGTGGCACGATCAATGGCGCACACATCAGCACGTCGGTCAACACTGGCGGCACCATCAGCGGTGCGGCCAACGCCATTCGTGCAACCATTGGTGGCACGTCTACCAACCCAGGCGGCACCTTGGCGGCCTTGCAACTGGACTCTGATTTTGCATCGGGCGGCACTTGGAGCAACGCATCCTTTTTGCGCGTGACCAACTCGGGCACAGGTGAAGTGGGTAACTTTGCGCTAATGCCAGCGGTCAGTGCAACGGGCGTATTTCGCGCTAAGGTGGGTTCGCCCGTCGTCACGCACACTATCCCAGTGATCAGCGGCGGTACAACTTACTACATTATGGTCAGCACGGTTGCTTAATGGTAATTACCAAAGAATTTCTCCTTGGTGAAATTCAATCGCTTGAGCAAGAGATTGGAAAGGCGCAAACCTTTCTGACTCAAGCTCAAGCGGTTTTGAACGCTTATCAAATGCTTGCTCGTAGATTGGATGAGCCAGAACCAACACCCTCGGAAGAATAATGTCTACTATTTACATGTCTCATCCCATTCATGGCCGAAAAATAGCCTACATGGAAATGGAAGCTGAGTTTGATGAAAAAAATGGCTGGGTGCGATATACTTTAGACACGCCTGTTGAGGCGGCTCCTGTCGTCAACGAACTGGAAGTCAAACGTCGTCGTAGCCGGTCACCAGAGGTGATCGAACAAGGAGCATAAACATGGCCATCTACACTGCTGGCGATCAAATCAATAGAGCATTACGATTGCTTGGTGTGTTGGCTGAAGGCGAGACAACTTCTGCGTCCGTGTCTCAAGATTCGCTGATGGCGCTGAATCAAATGATTGATTCATGGAATACTGAGCGTTTATCTGTATTCAGTACCCAAGATCAGATATTTACTTGGCCTGCTGGTGAAATTAAACGCACTCTTGGCCCATCAGGTAACTTTGTTGGCCTGCGCCCTGTGCTGTTGGATGACGCCACTTACTACCGCGATGCAAGCACCAATGTGTCTTACGGCATCAAATTTATCAATCAACAGCAGTACAACGGAATTGCTGTTAAGACGGTGACATCAACGTACCCACAGGTCATTTTTGTCAACATGACCTACCCTGATGTTGAAATGTACATCTACCCACGCCCTACCCGCGACTTGGAATGGCATTTTATTTCAGTTCAAGAATTGTCCCAGCCTGCCACTTTGGCAACAAATATTTTGTTTCCGCCAGGCTATTTGCGGGCTTTCACCTATAACTTGGCTATGGAAATTGCGCCTGAGTTTGGCGTGGAACCAAGCCCCCAAGTTCAGCGCATTGCAATGACCAGCAAGCGCAATCTGAAGCGCATCAACAATCCTGACGACATCATGTCAATGCCCTACGCTATTGTGTCTTCTCGTCAGCGGTTTAATATTTACGCGGGTAATTACTAATGAAGACGCCGATTCTTGGGTCGGCCTACGTTGCTCGCAGTATCAACGCTGCCGACAACCGCATGGTCAATTTGTTTCCAGAGGTCATCCCTGAAGGCGGCAAAGAGCCTGGCTTTCTTAACCGTGCCCCTGGCCTCAACTTTCTGCAAGCCGTAGGCACAGGCCCAATCCGCGCTTTGTGGGCGCATCAGACCAATGGCAGCGACTTCTATGTCGTGTCTGGCAATCAGTTTTATAAATTAACTGGTTTGAATGCAACCCCTCAATTGTTAGGCACCGTGACTGGTACTGGCCCTGTATCTATTGCTGACAATGGCACACAAATATTTTTAGCTTGTAACCCTGATGGTTTTATCTACAACGAAACTACAGGCATGTTTGCTCAAATCACAGACCCAGACTTTGCTGGCGCTGTAACGGTAGCGTATCTTGATGGTTACTTTGTCTTCAACCAACCCAACAGCCAAATTCTTTGGGTGTCTCAATTGCTAGACGGCACTTCAGTTGACCCACTAGATTTTGCAAGTGCTGAAGGCTCACCTGATGGTGTGGTGGGTATCATTGCCGACCACCGTGAATTGTGGGTGTTTGGCACTGATTCGGTTGAAGTTTGGTATGACTCTGGCGCGGCTGATTTCCCTTTAACCCGCATTCAAGGCGCGTTTAACGAAATTGGCTGTGTGTCGGCGTACACCATTGCCAAGATGGACAACGGTTTGTTTTGGCTAGGTACAGACGCCCGTGGCCAAGGTATTGTCTACCGTGCCAATGGCTATACAGGCACTCGTATTTCTACCCACGCAATTGAGTATGCAATTGCCCAGTACGGCAACATTTCAGACGCCATTGCGTACACATACCAGCAAGAAGGCCATGCCTTCTATGTGCTGACGTTTCCAAGCGGCAACGCTACATGGGTGTACGACGTGGCCACACAAGCATGGCATGAACGCGCTGGGTGGGATGACGGCGAATTTATGCGGCACCGCAGCAATTGCCAATGTAATTTTGGCGGCAACATTATTGTTGGCGACTTTGAAAACGGCAACATTTACACATTTGACTTGGATGTTTACGCTGACAACGGCGGCATTCAAAAGTGGCTGCGGTCATGGAGAGCATTGCCAACTGGCACAAACAACCTCAAGCGCACCGCACATCACAGTTTGCAATTGGATTGTGAGGCAGGCGTTGGCTTAAATACTGGCCAAGGTTCAGACCCTCAAGTCATGTTGCGCTGGTCGGATGACGGTGGTCACACTTGGTCTAATGAGCATTGGTCATCCCTTGGAAAAATTGGCGCGTATGGTCATCGAACCTTTTGGCGTCGGCTTGGCATGACACTCAAGCTGCGTGACCGTGTGTACGAGCTTTCAGGCACTGACCCCAACAAAATAGCCATCATGGGGGCTGAATTGATTTTGAGCCCAACCAATGCCTGATCATGGCCACCAACCCAAACGCTACCCAAATCACGCCCCCACGGGTGCCAATTATTGACACACGCACTGGGGCGGTGTCGCGTGAATGGTATCGATGGTTTTACAGTCTATATAACATTGTTGGTGGCGGGCTTGGCGTTGTTCCAGTTGCCAGCGGCGGTACAGGGCTATCCACAATTCCAACTAACGGCCAACTGCTGATTGGTAACGGTACAGGGTATTCCCTAAACACATTAGGCGTTGGTGCTGGCATTTCAGCCACTAACGGCTCTGGCACGATTACGTTGACCAACACTGGTGTGCTGTCAAACATTGCAGGGTCAGGTATTTCTGTATCAAGTGCCACAGGCAATGTAAGTATCAACAATACCGGCGTGTTGTCATTTTCAGGCGGTACAACTGGCCTGACCCCCGCAACGGCCACTACAGGCGTTGTGACCCTTGCAGGCACCTTGGCCATTGCCAGCGGTGGCACAAACGGTTCTTCAACCCCTACGGCTGGCGCTGTGCCTTATGGCACCGGCACCGCGTATGCGTTTACTGCTGCTGGTAGTGTTGGCCAAGTGCTGACCAGCGCGGGTGCGGGTGTGCCAACTTGGACAACGCCTACGACTGGCACAATTACTAGCGTCAGTTTTACCGGCGGCATCATTTCAGTAGCTACGCCAACCACCACGCCTGCCTTGACAGTGGCCGGAACCAGCGGCGGCGTAGTTTATTTTTCTAGCGGCACAACGTGGGCATCATCTGCGGCCTTAACTGCCAACGCTTTAGTGGTGGGTGGCGGGGCTGGCGCAGCGCCAAGCACTGTGACCACCGGCACGGGTGTAGTAACCGCTCTGGGCGTTAACACAGGTACAGCAGGAGCGTTTGTTGTCAATGGCGGCGCATTAGGTACGCCAAGTAGTGGTACTGTTACCAATTTGACTGGGACTGCGTCCATCAACATTAACGGCACAGTTGGCGCAACTACACCCGCCGCAGGCACGTTTACATCAATTAGCGACTCAGGCAACCTGACATTCACAGGCACAGGAAACCGCATCACTGGTGACTTCAGCAATGCGACTCAAGCAAACCGTGTTGCTTTTCAAACAAGCACGGTAAATGGAATTACGGCGGTTGGTCTGTTGCCTAACGGAACAGGCACAACATCAAACCTAAACGTATTCTCGTCATCTGACCCAACAAATGCGTCGTTAGCTCAACTACGCGTAGAAAACGCCCAAGATGCTAGGTTTTCTTCGGGTATTACAGGCACAGGCACATATCTGCCAATGACCTTCTACACCAACGGTAGTGAACGAATACGTGTAACTACCGCTGGCGGCGTATCTTTTGGGTCAAGCGGTACTGCATATGGTACATCTGGACAAGTTTTAACCAGTGCAGGGAATGCACCGCCAACTTGGACAACCCCAACCACAGGAACAGTTACCAGTGTCAGTTTTACTGGCGGTATTGTTTCAGTAGCGACAGCCACAACAACTCCAGCTTTGACTATTGCTGGCACAAGCGGCGGCGT